TTCGGCAGCAGCCATGCCAGGCTCGTCACTGTCAAAACAAAGAACTATTCGTACAAATTGAGATAACCATTTTAAATTCGCAGCTATGTACTTGTTAGCTGATTGTGATCCAGATGGCAAACTAACCACAGGAAACTTGTTACCTTGCACCTGAGAAACAGACATACAATCTATCTCTCCTTCTGTAATGGTGACAAACATATTACCTGTATTCTGTTGTCGCCAAAGCCTTTGACCCCATAACTGTAGTTCTGTTACATCACCAAGCCAGATAAATTTTTTGTTCTGAAATCTAATATGCTGTGCAGCTTGCCTACCTAACTTGTCTTCATAGGTAGCGACCTGTACTGGTTGACCATTATGTTCTGATATTCCGTAGTTAAATAGTTCACAGGTTTCTTGTGTTAAACCACGTTTTGGTAAAGGTCTTGGTGATACAAATTTTAGTAATGGTTTCTTCACTGTCTTGATAAAAGATTTTCTGGGTTTATCTTTTTCTGGTTGCAATGTAAAGCCACAACCAAAACAATAACCATGCCCATCATCATAGATAGCCATGTTATCTTTACTGCCACACTCAGGGCAGCTAGTCTTTCTTACATACTTGCTCTTACTGTCCATACCATTCTTCTGGGATAGAGCCGTGACTCCAGAGAAAACCATGCTTGGTTGCCCAAGCACCGTAGGTTAAACTTCTTTTGCCACGACTCAATTTTGCTTTACTGTTTTGAAAACAGAATCTTATATCTAGTTCGGGTCGTTGCGTCTTAATCGCAATATGTTTTCTTCTGTCCTCTTTTGAGAAGAAGCCCTTAGTTTCAATACAGATGCCGTTGTCAAGGATGAAATCAGGCTTATAAACGCAACTGATTTTGTAGCTAATATCGAGTGTTTCATATGTGAATTGAATCTTATTTGCATGAAGTGTAGCTGCTATTCCAGCTTCAAACTTGCTTCTAAAATTCGTCCCCTGCACCGACTGTCTCGAAGCCTTTGACTTTTGGCTTCTCTTCTGGGGTTGCTTCCTCGATTTCAAAACCATAGCCTTGTGCTGTTTTTGTATATTCAATATGTTTATGGATGATCACAGCTTCAGGTTGGATCTTTATGCCAACACCAAAGCTAGGATTTTCCCATCCACTACATCTCATATTGACCTGTCCAGTTGTACCAGGACCACACTTGTTAACCTTCTCTCTTTCTTCTTCAGACATAGGTTGACCTTGTGCGTTATATAAAACAGGTGGTCTTTGTTTCCACTGTGTGCCGTCTGATCTTACGCCACCACCTTTCATCTTGGTCTTTACTCTGAAGTATGGCTTGCCATCTACGTCTTCAAAACTGAAAGGTAAAGGTGCAAGCTTATACTTCTTGTTAGGGTTGGCAATCTTTAGCTGTGACTTCCATCTATCTAACAGACCATTGAGTTGTTCTTCTATGTCAGCAGATTTTTCTGGGTCAATAAGACATTCGACCTGCCATATACCTGACGCATCGAACTTAGTGTCGGGTTCTACTAGCCATGCAAATTGAAATAGACACACTGGTGTCGTGATGTTGATGATTTCTGATTTAATCATTTGGAAATTTCGGTTAAAGTTTCTTTTTTGATCGTCCATGTTGGACGTAACATTGATGTTACCGTACATTTTTTATCTGTCATCCCTTGTGGTTAACTAAAGACATATGGTGCTAATAAAACTTCACAGATATTAAAGTCACCTGGATCTGGTGGTGTCGGTAATCGTCTTGGTTTATCTAACTGCTGAACAGCTTGGTCATATAAATTATCCAACACATTATCGGTGTACATTTCTACAAAAGATTCTTTTACACAGGATATAAATTCTTGGATGTCAGCAGCAGTAGAACCGAAACAATCATGGATAGTTGTAAAGTTTGTAAGACCTTTCTCCTTACTTTTATGCAATGCTAAATGTACATTAGAAGCGTCTAAACTATGCACAAAGTTAGCAGCAAAAGACTGACTTGTTTTTCTACTGTCAACCTCATCTGTCCTGTCAGTAAGTGACAACCTTATAGTACTAGTACCTATTTTAGTCTTCACTTGTTTGCTACTAAGCTTGTAATAATTCTGGTTAATATAAAACTTAGAAGGTGTATTCCACTTCATTACTTTACTTTCATTACCAAAACATTTAGCAATGTCTGTTAAATATTGCATGACTATTGATGATTTAGGACATATTTTTTTTACAATTTGAACAATCTTTCTTGCCAAGAAATAGTTATGTGCAAAGTCATCTTGTGGCCAAGGCAACTCAATATTCTGCTGATGTATGTAATCTTTAATTGCATAACAGATACCATACAAAGTTCCGCTATACGGAATCATCATTATTGGTTTCTTTACAAACTTTCTTGTTATAAATTCTGCATGAGAATACCAATCTATAGCCAGTTGATCGTCACTTTCAGCTAGATCAGTAATCAGTTCTGTTCTTACCTCGTTATAGAGATCTTGGATCTCATTAAAGTGCATAAGATTTACCTTACCTGCCAGGTCTTGGTCACAGGTCATAGCTGCAAAGTGTTGATAGCCATTGTTACTGCCATCCAACAAGACAGGATGCTTTGATATATATCCATAGCCTTCATCTAACATCCCACTCCACTCAATACACCAGGCGACAAACTGAAACGGCTCTTCTGCTTTATTCCATAAACTGACAGTCGCTTCTGGATTACTAGCTACCTGTCTTGCCAGTGCTGATCCTTCTGTATCAGACCATTCGATACGTTCTTCATAGCTGCAACGACTCATACCCCAGTGATTAGCACCTGCAATACCAAGCCAGTTCTTAGCTTCTCCATTTTTTATAGGCTTGCCTTCAGCAAATCTATGTAAAGCCCTAGCTAAATCATTTCCCTGTGGGTTAAAAGTAGCAGCAGCCGGATAAATTCGTCCGGTAAAATCTGCCTGATAAACGTGGTAAAAGGTTTCATCTTTGTAATACAGTCCAGTATCTAACAAAGATAAGCATTGAAATCTTTTAGCTCGGTCATGGGCATTTTGGTCATGGATTAAACTTGCAGCCTTTCTATATTGCAATCTTGCATCATCATTAGAATCAATATCATGTGGTTTTGGAGGTAGTGGTAATGTTTCAGCATCAATCAAGCATCCAACTTCTATACCTCTATCCCAACAACTCTGAGCAATATCAAGAATATTTAAATTTACTTCCCACTTCGTACCTTGCAGAGCATTTAACGCTGCAAAAAACGCTGTTGGTTTTCTTTCTGTTACTTCTGCTAAGTAGTCAAGATCTTTAGACTTGATTGCTTTAACGTGTCGTAGTCTTTTGCTGTAGTAACCTCCTTCTGTAGTGCTGACCCAATCTCTAGGTTTCTCAAGGCAGGGCATATAGATAGGATAAGCAGCAAATCTATTCTTTCTTTGTCTCTTAATCCACTCCATAGATCCATCAGTAAACTGGACATAAGTTTTCTTTGTATTTTTATACCCTCTTGTAGCTAACTCAATCATGCCTACTGATTCTTTCATCAGGTCAATCATCTTCATGCCAATGCGTAACTTGTCTTCCTTACTCCACGACTGAAAAACAAAACCTTTGTTTCTCATGTGTCCCATCATCATGTTCCTCCGATACCTCGGATGAGTTGTATCAGTTATATGTTTTCTTACAGCAGTAAAATGTTTCTCATCTTCCTGTTCAAAGACACTAAATCTAAGCTCATCTTCTAACAGATGACCTATTTGTATGGCAGTCTGGGTTGCAGTTTTTACCTGTGAAGCACAATCAATGATTGCTTTGAAGGCAATAAAGGCAACAACATCTATATCAGGGTATTGATTTAACTTGATAGCAGCTACAGCTTTAGGTCCTGGTGTACCTCTCCAAGACCTATCAATAAACTCCTGTATTTTTTTTGATAAAGGTACAAGACCTGCTTCAATCATGCTTCTTGCATAATCATTTTCAGACTCTTTTCCCTTGGATATATTTAACTGGACTTTTCTCTGTCGTAAATCATAGCCACGACCACACATTTCTTCTTCTACTTTAAGCTGTCTCTCCATAGATAACTCCTTGTTTTAATTAACAAATTAAAGTTATCCACTAACAACTCCAGCTTTGGTGCGAGTGGGCGGACTCGAACCGCCACGACCTATACGGTCTCTGGATTTTAAGTCTATGTAATCGTTAGTAGTAACAAAAACTTAAAAAGAATAATTCTGTTGTTAGTGGTCACTTATCAAGCATCATTCAAGATGCGATAGACGCACTAGATTCCCTAGTATTAAGCACTTTTACAGCTTCATGCAACTGCTTTGGTGCGTGATGAGCATAGATCATGGTTGCCTGTATGCACTCATGCCCCATCCAATCCTTAACAACCCCAAGAGGAACTCCCCTTTGGACTAGCCTAGTTGCACAAGTATGCCTACATAAATGTGGTACATACCATTCTTTATCTTCAAACCCTAGATGATCTCTTACTCTGTTCCAAATAGTGCGTAGCCAATAGGTGTTATAAGGAAATAACCTATCAGTAGCCCTAGCTTTTAAGTAATAAGGTCTTAAGATTTTCTGTACGTCATCAGTCATTGGTACACTTACTGGGTTTTCACACTTACGATCAGGAAAAGTTATCTGATTTAAATTAAAATCAACAAATCTTTTCTCCAATCCAAGCATTTCTCCTAACCTGGCTCCAGTATCTATCAGACACTTAATAAAATCATGGTGTTCAAATAAACCCCAGTGAAGATAAGTCTCCAACATCTCCTCTTCCATCTCTTCAGTAAAATAATGTGTCCTTCCCTTTAATTCTTTCAGTCGTTTAGGAAACTTAATCATCTCCATGTGACCATCAGAAGCCATCTCCTCTAACGTAATTCTTAGTGAAGATACTTTCTTATTAATAGTCTTGTTAGCGTTATCAAAAGTTTCCCTGTGATAATCAATCAGAACATTAATCAACGGTTCTGTTATCTGATTAACAGGTAGGTCACCAATAGCTTTGATGTTGTGATTCATACGCATGATATAGAAATCAGCGTCAGGTGTTCCACGTTTTCTTCTGTTGTAAACAGTCCTTACAGCCTGAGACAAACGTGGGCATCTCGACTGTTGGACTTTCCTTCTGGGCATAGGAATCCTCCTTTAGTTGTAGATAGATTTTTTATTACAAGTTGAATGTAAAAGTCAAGTGGTTTTTAATAGTTTCCACGCATAAATTAATAGATTTAATTCATCAATTCTGCGTTTAGCATTTTCAATACGTTCATCAATCGCTTTCTCACGATCATGTCTGTACTTAGTAAGGTTAATTACATCAGCCATCAATAAGATCCTCCACAATTTCAGTAACCTGGTCAGCAGCTAAGTCCTGACCCAAGCCATCATTATCAATTAGAGCATTTAAATCGGTTAGTGTGTATTCTCTTGTGCTGAAAGTCTTACCACAATCCTTGCAGGTTCTACTTCTCCATATGTAAGGAGCTTGTCTAGGTCTTGTAGTGTTAACTTCAGTAGATTTACTACCGCATTTAGGACAGATAATCATTGTTGTTGCTCCGCTTTTACAAGACATTCAACAACAACAACGTCATACCAAATACCATCAACTTGTTCCTGTTCTTTTTTATTCTTTACTAAAAAATTAGTACAAGGGCATTGTTCAATCCAATGATGCAGCCTGGTTCTTACTGAATAACTCATTGGTCATCCTCCCTTTTCATTGAGACAAACTTAGATTCTAGTTTTTCAATGCAAAGATCCCAGGCATCTTCCTCACTTATGTCTAATTTCTTAGCAATAGATAAAGATAGCTCCCTTAAATGCGTAGCTATTGCTGTAAGGTTGTACGGATAATCAGACATTTTCTTCCTCTTGATAATACTGTTTCAAATCATCACCATATTTCTCTATAACAGCTAACCTAACCTCCTCTGGGATGGTTACATACTCAGCTATTGGATTAAAAATGTTTTCAATAGTTGATATAGCACCATAAGCTTTACCATCCTCTTTAGCGTAAGTGACGTTTATTAAAGGTTTTTCTGGGTGCATACCACTTTCTTTATTAAAAAAGAAACCAGCTTCCATAAGTTCAATATCTACTTTCATTTACCTACCCCCCTGGAATTGGATAGACGCATGCTTCAAGGACTCCCAATAGAGTCCACAATCATCATCATCAATCAAGATAATAGAATGTCTCTCAAGGTCTACACATACCTCTTTAATGTATCTTCCTTCATCACCTTCGGATAAAAAGATACAAGCTCCCTTCAAATATTCGATAGGAATATTCTGATTAGTACAAAGTTTCATTTTAAATACTCCATACATACTTCTACACCCTTTCTGCATAAGTCTCTTTGCTTTTCTGTTAGCTGAGAACCTATAGATTCTGCCATCTTTATACATTCTTGAGATAGGGCATCATCAGGTGCTGTAATAGCTAGAACTAAGGCATGAAGATATGCCTGTTCATTGTCTTTAATTTTGGTTTCCATTTGATAAAAAAATAACTGGGACTAGGTTCATAAAGAACCTGTTAAAAATTCATATCTAAAAAATTCTTAAAAGGTTCATTTAAAATTTTGCTACGGAAAATAACGACCAGGAATAATAAAAAATAAAAAAAAGAAAGAAGCCTAAAATTAATTAGGCTCTTTATTTTCTTTAATATCAAGAGCTTTATAGGCTTCTAGAAGATCCTTATTAGTGGCTTCCTCTGCAAACCATAGTCTCTCGATCTCTGCACGTTTAGCAGCTTTTAATTCTGCTTCACTGTCGTATTTGTCATTAGACATAATTAATAATTAATAACTGGGCGGTGTTTGTAGCTCCTCTGTAGCTCTAAAGAGCTACGAAAGAACTACTAAGATCCTCTTATTAAGAGAACCCTATAGAACCTCCGAAGAGGCTCTATGGGATTTTCTAAAGGCCTTCATAGAGTTTGTCTAAGTTACCTTCTCTTTTGATGTCTTCCTTAACTCTTTGATCATGGAATTCTTCAAAGGTTTGATATTGATGATTCAGTATCTGATAACCCATTGAATAGATAGCGTTGTATTGTGTTTGTCTTAATAAATCAAAAATAGTTAAATTTGATTCGTCTTGATTTAATTCTTTTAGATCAATACATCCTCTAGAATTAAATTCATTAAGCCATAAGGCCAAACAGTTGTTATAGACATCTGTTAATGAATCAGCTATCTCATGTAGAGAATCTTCTAAATTTTCCTCATCATATTGATTTACAAAATTATCTAATAATAAATAAATCATTTTGTACCTCCAATGATTAGGAAACTCATCATCGTGTAACTCTCTTACAAAGTCTTGATACTTTTCTTTTTGATCTTCTTTTAAATAAATCTCATCTGAACAATCAGTCCAAATAAAAGCATCTAAGAACTTTCTTAGTTCCTCTTTGTTTGTTGTTGTAATCATTTGATTAAGTGTTCCCCGAATCTTGGTTTACATCGTATTCAACAGTTTCCCAAACGACTATAAATTGTTGTAGCCAATCTATATGTCGCATTTCTAATTTTTCCCTTAAAGGAGAATTAGTTAAATCATCCGCTGAATAATTAGGTAGCTTGTACTTTTTACGGTAATTTTGAAAAACTTCTACAAGCCATAATTGTTGTTTAGGTAAAGTCATTTGATTAGTTAGTTTCTGGGACTTAGATTCCTCCAGGATAAATTTTTCCTGGATGATTTTTAAGGAATCTTTAGAACCTTTTAAGAAAGGCTCTAAGGATTCTTTAGTAGTTAATCTTCTGATTCACAAGACCAACAAAGACAGTAAGAACCAAAACTATATAAGTCTTGTTTCTTGCATTTAGAAGTTTCTTTATTAAAGAAGTCTTCTAGATATTCAATATCTTCTTTATTGTTGGTTGATTCATCAGAATAATAATTAACTATTTTCTGATACTCCTCATAAGTAAATAGAGGAGTAGTCCATCCGTTCCATCTTTCTTGTGGATTATGTACTCCCTCAAAAGATGGAGGTTCTTTATCTACTCTGTTTCCACAAGGTAGATAAAACTTATCTTTAATAAGTGTCATTAGATTGTCAAAGGTTCTAGGGCTAGAACTCATAGAGTCCTATATATAGGATATATTGAGAAGATATAGGATGCCCACCGATAAATAATAAATACACAAATGATCTTAACATTTTGTAACAAAAGAACCCTAAAACCCCTCTAACTAGATTATAAGTCTAGTTAAAACGTAGTTATACCAATAAGTTGTACAATAAGATGTTCTTTTTACAAAAAAAAATACTATATCAAGGGGAAAATTTACTTTTATACATATACGTACAACCCTTCAAATTTTTGCGGTAAAAAGTTTTAGAGACTACCTATAGGTTAACTAATAGATAACTAATAGATTAACTATAGAACCCCTATAGATCTGCCCAGAAGTGATCTATAGGGGTCTATGTTAGGTCTTTATGTAGATGACCTATGGTTAATAGTCTAATGGTAAATGCTGTGGGCTGTAATTCTGTGGTGGGATTCTGTGACTTTGGTTGTTTCTATGACTTTGTGGGTATCTAACCGCATGAACCCCCCTATTATCCCCCCAAGTTTATCCAAGAGTAGTACCTAATAAGTTTTATTTATAAATCCATCGTTAGAGGTATTAGAATTACTTATCTGTCTAGGTGTCATACCTAGTGCTGTTTGGGTGACTGTATTGTTTAGAGAGTTACCCCAGTTATCCAGGTGCATTGCCATGAGTTCATCTTTACGAGATCTTATATTACGGTCTTCATCTTGAGCCATGTAGTCAGTCCAGTAGGCTACAGCACCAGATAGAGCATCTAAGATGTCATCGTGTACTAGAGAACCTCTATGTTTGGTTATGCGTGACATTTGATAGAACAGTTGTAGTTTTAGTTTTCTTTCTGGGGCTTCGTTAGGGTTAGATCTATAGTCTTTTTCCACTACCTTACGGTCTATTATGAGCCTGTGAGAGTTCATTACAGGTTCTAGGATGTCTATAATCCTTAGTTCTTTAGTCTTTGTGTTACGAACGTCTTGTACTTCACAGGGGTGGTAACGCATAAGAAAGGGTTTTAACAGTTCTGCGAACATACCTCCACCCATGTTTGATTCAACGAGTATGGTATTTACGTTATTGGTCTTAGCTATTTTGGATAAAGTTGTTAAAACAGCGTCACTATATCCACCGTTTAGTCCCCCTGCGTCAGGAACGTATAGATTACCGTTTAACATTTTTACTACTGCATAACCTGTAGCATCTTTTCCCTTCCCTGAGGGGTCTACAAACATTACAGAGCCTGTATATTCAATCCAATCACCAAATTGTTGGGCAGG